ATTAGATCATTAGCGACCTTTTGAAATTTAGCAAAACTTGCAGCATCTAAAATGACACTGTATGCTGTGACATAGGCGTGGTCTTTAACATCTGTTACCACAACAATGTTTCCATTGCTCATGGAAACATTGTTGTGGTAACAGATGTTAAAGACCACGCCTATGTCACAGCATACAGTATTTCAAACAATGTCATTTTAGATGCTGCAAGTTTTGCTAAATTTCAAAAGGTCGCTAATGATCTAATCGAAAAGAAAAAGAAAGCAACAGTCAAAGAAATTTCTGCAATCAAAAAGTCGCTGGTGACAAAACTATCTGATATTGATAACAGTTTGAAATTAGTGAGTGATACTAATTTATCTATTCAAAGTAAGTTAGATGAGTTGCATGGCTATGAAGAACGTATTGCGAGTTTTATGGAAATTGTGATTGTAGAAAACTAGGGTAGAAAGGGAGACATGGCGGATAGAGTTGATAGCATTTTGAGAGACTACTTCTCTGGTCGTCTCAAGTTGAAAATTGAACAGCGTGAAGAAACAATACGGTATGACAGTCAAGAAGTTGATGAGAATATCGGTGGCGGTCGTGCGCAGAACAAACATACACGTCCAATTGAAGATACTTACGTACGAGTTGATGAAGACAGATACCTTAACAGTCTCAAAAAGCAAAAGGAAGATGTCGAACGCTGGATAGCCACGTTTGAGCCAGACAAGCAGAAAGTAGTTGCGTATTATTATGCAAGCAAGTCTGTCACGTGGGTAAAGGTAGCACAGCAGTTCCATATATCCGAAAGTACAGCAAAGGCATGGCGTTCAGAGGTTAAACATATTCTCGGTGCTGTATTGTAGTCAGATGTATATTGCAAGCTGTTTTCTGACTTTTTATACAATAAAACGGTGCTATATTTGTAACATGAAATAATTTGAAACAGGGTTATTGCTAATCCATTAAAAGCAAATGTATGGTTAGTCATTAGTCGTTAAATATAAGCTGTACTTATAGATTAGTTCCAGATGACTAACCAAGACCGTTACACCGAGCGGTCGTAAATTACACACGCTTCGGAAAAAGCCACTGTGTATGTGAAAATACGATAGGTTGGAATATCTATCATTATGACAGGTGGCGGAATAGGTAGACGCTATAAACGGTCAGTCTTCGTATGTAGTTTGGGGTTATTGGGTTCGCTGACTTGAGCACCTAACCAAATATGTAAGGTGCAAATCCTTACCCTGTCAATACTCCTTTTAGGAGATAACAGTTATCACCATAGCCGCCAAAGTCTTTAAAGTGACTTCCATAGTGCGACTTTATACTAGTTAGGCGATTTCTGTGAGTGAATGTAAAGTAGGCTTACGTCTGGTTCGAGTCCAGAACATTCACATTGCGGTACGTCCGCACAACTTAATAGCAGTCGCTTGCCTGCGATTGCGTACATAGAGAGCTGCGGTATAATCCGTAAAAAGATAGAACCAGATTGATTAATTTCAATAAAAACGACTGACGAGTTGGTTTGCATTTTGCGGCTTTGGCAAACAAACAACAGTATATAAATCTACTGGCTTCGGAGATGGTATCGATGGGGTTACTACATAGCAAACAATCGCATTAAGTTCTTTGACGGTTCTCAGGCGATTGCGTACATAAAAACTAAACAGGTCGAAATCGACCTGTTTTACATATGTGACATACGCGCACCTTAACGGGTGCTTTTTTATTGAAAAGAGAAACTATGAAAATAGATGGCGAGTATGGCCTTGTCGCTAGTGATGATGAATTAAACATCTACCGCAGGCTAGACAAGCAACAAAAATATAATAAGAAACACAAGAAGGCATCTAAACGCAAGTCGAATACAGACAAGCGCAAAGATGCCTTTTATGATGATAGGAAGTGGCGATAATGGGCTACACAAAATGGACTGATGAACATAAGAATAGAGTTATTGAGCTAGGACAGCAAGGTTTGTCATCTAGGAAGATAGCGCAACGATTGTTTGATGAATTTGGTGAAAACTTTAGTAGGCGAACAGTATCACAATATCTTAGCACAGGTTCAACCAATGGACGTGTCAGAACCACACCTAATCAACAAACCAATAATAAAGTCAAAGATGTGAAACGCGGCACTGAAATCGTCATCAATAAGGACGGTAGCACAACATCATCTACGACAATGCAAATGACTTCTGAACAGGCTAAAGACCCAGAGTTCGTATTAAGAGCGCATGGATTTAATCCTGATGATTGGGATATCAACAGAACAGCCAAGAGAATGGTTTGATTGATTTGTACCAGTCTAAGATTACGGTTAAGCCAAAGTCAGATGATGAATTAACGCCGCAGGATATTGCTAATCTGTTCAAAGCAGACATTAAGCAATACACAGTCAATCAGGTTGCACGAGACACGCACAATTTGGTTGTACCGCTTCCTGATTTACATTTTGGTATAACTACCATGATTGATGTCAAATGTCACTTAGACAGGCTGTTAGAGCTTATCAATAAAGGTTACAAAACGATTGTGATTGAACAGTTGGGTGATCTATTCCATTCTAGTCAGATGTGGTCATCACAGACTTTAAAAGGCACGCTACTTGATGAGGTTAATATGGTACAAGCCGTTGAGGACGCTAAACAGTTCTTTGACGTCTTGGTCACTGCTGCGTTGCAAAATAGTATGACGCTTCACATCAAACAAATGGCAGGCAATCATTCAGGGAACATGGAGTACATGTTCATGGAGTATTTGAAAGCCAAGTACCCACAAGCAGTCATTAAGAACAACATTAAATTTCGTGATGCGTATTTATTGGATAACGTGGGTATTATGTTGGCTCATGGTGACTTAGCACCTAAGAACTTGCCTATGCTATTTGCAAATGAGTTTGGTGGTGTCTGGTCGCTATCCCACAGTCGTGAAATCCATAAAGGTCACTTCCATAACGAGAAGACAGTTGACAACGGTGGTGTGATTAGCCGACAACTTGGAACAGTTAAGCCCAATGATAAGTATGAGATTATGAACGGTTGGACGTTATCCAAAAAAGAGCTATATGCCCTTGAATATGATAGCGACAAGTTAGTTGCCGAGTGGCACGTTTAGGAGAAGGATATGAATAATGATTATCTCGCTTTAATATTAATGTTATTAGCCATTTTGTTGTTTTTAGTTTCATTTTTGATGATGAATTGTGCAAGCAAAATTGTAAGAGACATTGATGAAAGAAATAAACTGATAGATAACTTGCTTGATAAAAGATTCAAACTTTTAAATGAGAAAGAAAAAATATTAAACGATTCGGAGAAACATAAATGAGTGATATACCATGGGGATTAGTATTATCCATCATTGGAATAGCTTTGAGTTGTTTAAAAATCGGATATGATATCGGAAAAGACTCCAAGCAATAAAACGAATTAAGCGCATAAGCGCTTTTTATTTTGCAGTGAATTTGAAAGGAGGTGACACAATGACATGAAATTAACGCCAAAGCAGAAGAAGTTTGCTGATGAGTATATCAAGACTGGAAACGCAACGCAGTCAGCGATTGAAGCTGGTTATAGTAAGAAGACGGCGCAGGTTATAGGTGCTGAAAACCTATCAAAACCTATGGTTAAAGCATACATAGAAGAGCGCATGGCTGAAATAGCGTCAAAACGCGTTATGAGCTACACAGAAGCCGTTGAACTGCTTACTAGTATAGCTAGAGGTGAAGAGAAAGAAACGGTCGTTGTGGCAACTCCTGTGAGTGTTGAGAAAGTCGAGAAAGAAGCAGATTTAAAGACAAGAATTAGTGCCTTAAAAGAGATACTTAAACGTTATCCAAACAATGACAAACTCATTGAGCAACAGATACGCAAGTTGAGCGCTCAAGCTGATGTGGCACAGATACAAGCTAAGCGCATGGCGGACGGTGAACAAAATAGCAGTGTCAATGTGAATATCGTGTTACCAGAGCAGGAGGACAACAATGGCGAATGATTTAGTGATTGATGTTCCTGAAATGGTTGATAAGGCTTATTACAAGCTGTACACATCAAAGCAGCAATACATTGCATTGAAAGGCGCGCGTGCTAGTGGTAAGTCAGTAGCCACCGCATTCAAGGTTGTGATTGATATATTGCGCTATCCGTATGTTAATTGGTTAGTTGTAAGACAATTCCAGAATACACAGAAAGATAGTACGTTTGCCATCATTAAGTGGGCTGTTCACTACATGGGACTAGATGATTACTTCAAATTCACCGTTAGCCCGCTTGAAATAACTTACAAGCCGACACAACAAAAGGTGTTCTTTCGTTCAATGGACGACCCTTTGAAAATCACATCAATTACAACAACGGTTGGAAAGATATGCCGTAGTTGGTGGGAAGAAGCCTATGAGTTAAAAAGTGATGATTCATTCCAGACTGTGATTGAATCTATGCGTGGCGAGTTGCCTATCGGTGGCTTTTATCAGCACGTCATTACATTTAACCCGTGGAGTGACAGACATTGGTTAAAGCGTGAGTTCTTTGATGTTGATACAAGACGCAACAATACACTAGCGTTTACAACCACATATAAGAATAATCACCACCTGAACGATGATTTTATCGAAGCTATGAAAGAAATGGTTGTGCGCAACCCTAATCGTGCCAAAGTTGCTGTGTTTGGCGACTGGGGTATATCAGAGGGGCTTGTGTTTGACGGTTTGTTTGAACAAAGAGACTTCAGCATGGAAGAGATTGCTAAACTGCCTAAGTCAATAGGATTAGACTTTGGATTTAAACACGATCCAACCGCTGGTGAGTTCATGGCGATAGACCAAACAAACAGAGTTGTTTATGTCTATGATGAGTTCTATCAACAAGGAATGCTCACACAGGCGATTGCGCAGGCATTAGCGCAACATAAGGCTTATGGCTTGCCAATCACAGCAGATAGCGCAGAACAGCGTCTAACAACTGAATTAGCTAGTGTTTACGGTGTACCCAATCTACGTACGGCTGGTAAGGGTAAAGACAGTGTGATTCAAGGCGTGCAGTACATGCAGAGCTATCACTATGTTATACACCCAAGAGTTAAAGGACTATTAAGTGAGATGAACACTTATGTGTATGACAAAGATAAGCTGGGCAACTGGTTAAACAAGCCTAAAGATGAAAATAACCACGCCTGCTTGACTGGTAATACATTGGTTGAGACTACTAACGGTAGCAAGCCAATCAGTGAGCTAGTAGGAAAATCTGGTAATGTTTATAGTCTTGATACTGAAACTGGAAATGTAGTAGTTGATGAGTTTAGCAATGTATGTAAGACAAGAAAACATGCGCCAGTGTTTGAAGTCGAGCTGGAAGACGGAAGAACAGTCAAAGCTACATCAGACCATAAGTTTCTGACCAAAAATGGTTGGAAAGAGTTAGCTGATTTGACAGAAGATGATGAGATTATCTCAATTTAGTTCACTAAGATACTCTATGCATGGTATAATGTATGCAAGGAGATGATCTTATGAAATCTGTTATTGTTGATGGCTATCGTTTTGTAAAGGATAAACAAAGCGGATATTGGCAGTGCAACCAGTTTATCGCAAAAGAAATAAAGCCGAAACGATTGCACCGCTATATGTGGGAAAAGTACCACGGTACAATAAAGCCAGGTTATGACGTCCATCACATTGATAAAAACAAAGACAACAATGATATTTCCAATCTGGTCTGTCTTTCTTCGCATGACCACCAGCACTTGCATGGTGTCGAAAATGTTAAAAACAATCATGAGTGGTTCGCTGAGTTCCACCAGCTCGGGATTGAATCAGCTCCGAAATGGCACGCTTCTGCCGAAGGACACGAGTGGCACATGAAGCATTACGAGATGATGAAAGACAAGCTATATTCCAAAAAGGAATTTGTCTGTGAACAATGTGGGAAAACATTTTCAGCACAAGATAACGGTCACAACCGTTTCTGCTCCAACGCTTGCAAGTCAAAATGGCGTAGAAATAACCACATTGATGATGTAGAAAGGACGTGTGTAATTTGTGGCAATAAATTCAGCGCAAACAAATATTCAAAAAAAGAAACCTGCTCACGTAGTTGCGCCTCGAAGCTCTCGTTTGCCAAAAGGCGTGAAAATAAAGTCAATTAAATTTTCCGGCTATGAAGACGTTTATGACATGTATGTAAGAAACCACCATAACTTTGCTGTTAATGGTGGTTTTATTGTACATAATTGTGATGCCTTGAGATATGCAATGGAACAATACATGTTCGTTGCAAATAATCACTACATGAGCTATCAAGAACGTGCGCAAGCCGTCAAGAATTTAGGACTATAAAGGAGTTACAATGCAAAAGATTTTTAGTGATAATCAAAAAGCTAATTTAATCTATCAAGACAGCTTGGATAATCTGACGCCACAACGTGTTATGCAGTTTGTCAAACATCATAATCAGTATCAGAGACCACGACTTGAAAGGTTAGACGAGTATTACAAAGGGTTGAATGTTGGTATTTTAGAACACGAGAGCCGCCGTGTTGATGAAGACAAGGCAGACCACAGAGCCGTACACTCATTTGGTAAATACATTGCTGACTTTCAAACGTCATTCAGCGTTGGTAATGCCATTTCTGTTCAACATGACGATGACACGAGACTTGATACAGTTGAAGACATCAACAACTTTGATGAGATTAACAGTGATCTATTCTTAGATATGACACGTTTTGGACGTGCCTATGAGTATGTGTACCGAGGACATGATGACATTGAACATAGCGTAGCATTAAGCCCACTAGAAACGTTTATCATCTACTCACTAGATGTTGAGCCGCAACCAATTATGGCGGTGCGCTATCACTTGATTGATACCATTGATGATGATGTTATCTCGAACGAGTATCGTGTTGAGACGTGGACTTCAGCAGAATACACAAGCTACCAACCAACCTCAATTAATGGCACACCTGTACAAGATGAAACAAGTGAACTGTACGTGTTCCCAATGATTGAGTACAAGAACAATAAGTTTAGAATTGGTGATTTTGAGAACGTTATTCCGCTGATTGATTTATATGATGCAGCACAATCAGACACAGCCAACTACATGACTGATTTAAATGACGCTATGCTTGTCATCAAGGGTGATATTGATACATTGTTGCAAGGTTCAAGCATGATGAGTGGTATTGACCCAACAGATGAGAGTGCAGCAATGCAGTTAGCTAAAGACAAAATGGAAATGTTGAAGTCCATGAAGTCGGCTAACATGTTGCTGTTAAAGTCTGGCGTATCAATGACAGGTCAACAGACGAACGTTGACGCAGGCTATATCCACAAAGAATATGATGTGACTGGTACAGAAGCATACAAGGATAGGCTGGCGCATGATATTCATAAGTTCTCACATACACCTGATTTAACAGATGAAAACTTTGCAGGTAACGCTAGTGGTGTTGCTATGAAGTATAAGGTGTTAGGAACGATTGAATTAGCAAGTACCAAACGCAAGGCTTTTGAAGTCGGTTTGTATCAACGCTATAACATCATCAAAGCATTAGAAAATCTGTCAGCAAGTGGTATGAGCGTAGATCCAAACGAGATTAGATTTGTGTTTACAGATAACATGCCGGTTGATGACGTTGCAACCATTGCACAAGTGGTTAGTGCAGGCGCCAGAGTGCCACAAGAGTATCTGTATCAGTTTCTACCGAACGTGACTGACCCTAGTGAAATTACCGATTTGTTAGCGCAAGAGCAGGCTACACAGGTACAACAAGCTAGAGATAGTTATGGTGTGCAAGTAGATTCAGAAAAGGCAGATGACGCAAATGGCACAGAGACCGAAACAAACTAATAAATATTGGGAAAAGCGTCTCAAACAAGAGCAAGCGTACATGAATAAGGCTACGAATACTGATGATATTGTCAGACGGTATGATTTAGTTATTGATGACATTACACGCAAGATTGAATCCGAATATGCAAGACTTGAATTACGTGGCTTTGAACGTAATATTGTTGAAACAGCCGACATCGAAGCTTATGAACGTGAAGCAAAAGAGTTGGTGGCATACGCTAACAAATTGCGTGACAAGTTAGGCAGAAACGCTGCTAAAACAGACTTTACAGCCGAAATGAACAGACGAATGAAAATCTATAACGCTACAATGCGTATCAATAGACTGGAATATCTCAAATCACAGGTTGCACTATCACTGGTTAAGGCTGGTGTTGATACTGATGTTGACCTACAACAAGAATTATCAGACAAGTATGTCGCCGAAAAGGCACGTCAGGCTGGTATTCTAGCTTCAACAGTCGTACCAATGTCACACACTAAGCTATTTAAGATAGTGGCTGCACAAGTTGATGGTGCTAACTTTAGTCAAAGGATATGGCAGAACACAGACAGTTTAAAAGCTGAATTAGACGTGTTACTGACTAACAATATCATTCAAGGACAGAACTCTAATGTGATTGCAAGACGTTTGCGAAGTTTGTTAAACGGTCAATACAAAGATAACGCTAGGTATATCACCGAACGACTAGCACGAACAGAGTTTACACGAGTGATAGGACAAGCACAGAAAGACAGCTACCGTGAAAATGATATTGAGTATGTCAAGTGGATGGCTGAATCTGGTGCGTGTCGCTATTGTGTCGCTGCTTCAGAGGGTGGTTTACGAGGTGAAGGTATCTATAAAATAGATCATGAACCAAATTACCCTTTCCATCCCAATTGCCGCTGCAGTTTAGCAGCTTATTATGAATAACTTGAACACTGACGAAAGTTGGTGTTTTTATTTTGTCCTAAGCATGACATTAAAAGGCTGTTAAATAGCGTGTATGGGTTGTTAGCGTGTCGTGTGTGGGTTTAATCGTGCATGGGGCAATATAAGCGCTAATCAACGTGTATGGACTAATACAAAGGAGAAATTATCATGACAGAACCAGAACCAAAAGAGCCACTTGAACCAAAACAACCGGAACCAGAAGAGACTAAGACATTAACGCAGAGTGAACTTGACAGTTTGATGGATAAGCACACTGCAAAAGTCTTGGAAAAACAAAAGGCTGACTTTGAAAAACAGTTGGCTGAAGCAATTCAACAAGGCAAGACAGAGGGTGAGAAGTTGGCTACAATGTCCGCTAAAGAAAAGGCGGAAGAAGAGGCAAAGCAACGCCTTGCAGAACTTGAAGCACGTGAAAAAGAATTAAACCAGCGTGAATTAACTGTCAACGTATCAAGCCTGTTGAAAGAGCGTGAATTGCCTACTGATTTAGCTGAATCGTTGGTTAAGCTTGGCAATGCTGATGAAATCTCAACCGTTGTTGACAGCTTACAACAAGCAATTCAACAAGGTATCAACGATGGTGTTAAAGACCGTCTACGTCAAGACCCACCAAAGAATGACGCAACAAAAATCAATGGTGATATTGGCAAGGTGGAATTTAACGCTATGACCGCAGCAGAACGTGTTGCTTTTGCGAAGAGCAACCCAGAACAATTTAAACAGATTACAGGAGAATAAATAAATGTCTACATTAACAAAAATAGCAGATTTGGTAAATCCAGAAGTATTGGCACCAATCGTGTCATACGAATTTAAGAACGCAATGCGATTCACACCGTTGGCAAGTGTTGACTCAACACTGCAAGGACGTTCAGGTGACACATTGAAGTTCCCAGCATTCACTTACATTGGTGACGCAAAAGACGTTGCAGAAGGTGAAGCAATTCCATTGGATAAGCTTGGTACAACGACTACGAGCGTTAAGATCAAGAAAGCTGCCAAAGGTACAGAAATTACAGATGAAGCAGTATTGTCTGGATATGGTGACCCTGTTGGCGAATCTACAAAACAATTAGGCTTGGCAATCGCTAACAAGGTTGATAATGACATCTTGGCTGCTGCATTGACAGCTTCACAAACAGTTAAGTTTTTTGCAACATCAGACGGTGTTCAATTAGCGTTGACACTATTTGCAAAAAATAGCGATCAAGACGATTCACCTGTTGTAGCTTTGTTTAACCCAGCAGATGCAGCAGCATTGCGCAAGGCAGCACGTGCAGAGGGTACAGGTTCAGACGTTTCACAAAATGCTTTGGTAAATGGCACTAAGTTTGCAGTGCTTGGCGTGCAAATCATCGAATCTAACAAGGTTACAGCAGGACAAGCTATCTACATTAAGGTAAACCCAAGTGTTCCAGCTTTGAAATTGGTTTTGAAGCGCGCGGCAGAAGTGGAAAACCAACGCAACGCCATCAACAAGACTACTGTGTTGACTGCCGATGAACATTACACAGCTTACTTGTACGACCCAACAAAGGTTGTTGTAGCAAAAGGCTGAGGCTAATGGTATTACATTAAGTCAAAAGACAGCAACAATTAAAGTTGGTGCAAATAAGCAAGGGGCGGCTATTAAGGAGGTGATGATTTGGAACTTAGCGATTTAAAAACTATGCTACAAATCAAAGATAATAAGCGTGATGATATTCTCAATCTTATTATCAAAAACACAACGCAAGCATTGTCATTTAAATTAGGTTTAAAGGATAGTGTCCCTATCCCTGATGTCTTAGACTATATCGCACTTGAAGTGTCTGTAAAGCGCTACAATCGGCTTGCTAACGAGGGTATGAGTTCATATACCCAAGAGGGACAAAGCATTACATTTAGCGCAAATGATTTCGATGAATTTGCAAACGATATTGATGCTTGGAAAGATGAAAACGGCGTGAAAGATAACAATTCAGGTCGTTTTTTGTTTTTGTAGGTGGTGGCATGAGATTTCCAGACAATATTCAGTTTTATTCAAACGTTAAAGAACACTATGACCCAAAGGTTGGTGATTATGTAGGCGGTCCTGAATTAGTTGGTGAGGCAATAGCTAATGTTACTGAAACAGGCACAGAAACCAGCGTACAAGACTTCGGCGACATCACCACCAAGAACCTTGTTATACGGCTTGTAAATGACGTTGACTATAAATGGGCGTACCTCACTGTAAACGGCTTAGCACAGAAGTATAAGCCTATTACAACGAGGAAACCATTGAAGAATAACACGCTGATTGTAGGTGAGATGAATGAGTAAAGAACCGAAACAAGTAAACTATCATTTTAATGGTTTGAAAGAACTACAAAAGGCGTTAGTTGAAAGAGCAGACTTGACGGAAGTTTCAAAAGTCGTTAAAAAGCATACAACCAGAGCGCAACAATCGGCAATGGAAAAAGCGCCAACAACTTATACAAAGGTTTACAAGACCGGTAAATTGAAGGGCAAAAAAATATCAACTGGCGAAACCAAGAAAAGCATTGGCGTTCAATTTAAAAACGGTGGTTTGACTGGAATTGTGGGTATGGGTAAGGATTATAATCCTTACACTGAAAAGGGTACTCGTTTCATGGCGGCTGAACCGTTGCTTGATCCAGTATTCCGAAAAGAGAAGACGGTATTTAAGTCAGATTTGGAGAAGTTGCTCAAATGATTAGTCCACAAAAAATACTGTTCGATACTTACTACGACTTGTTACAGAGTGACGGCTACAATGTCTATGATTATTTACCACTTGAAGATGAACCGGTTGATTATCCAATTGTGGTGATTGGTAACACACAACAAACCAGTGCAACAACTAAGTATTCACGCAATGACCATGTGTTCTTAACAATCGACGTATGGGGCAGTAAGAAACAACGCAAAAAAGTTAGTGAAATAGCTGATTACATTTACAATCTGGCGATTGGATATATTAAAACAGACAGCTACACGTTTTATGGGCAAGCAAACCAGCAAAGCATGCAGATGTCTATTGATACATCAGTGCCAAATACAACGTATCAGCGCGCTAACATACAACTAGAATTTACAGTAGATTAAAGGAGATTATTTAATGACATTATCAACATTAAAAGGTGTCAACGCAGTAGCGTTCGCACGCAAATTGAGTGACGCTGCAAAAAAACCAGCCGACCTTATCCCATGGCAAACATCATTGTCATTTGACCCATCACGAGACAGTGACTCAACTGTGACAAAAGATGGCAACGTTAATACACAAGCAAGTGTTACAACAGACCTTGAAATCGAGTTTATTAACAACACATCAGCGATTGCTGACGCATTCTATGACAGTTTGCTAGATGGCGACAAGATGGAATTTTGGATCGTACACAAAGACCGCAAGAGTGCAGATGGCAAGTATTTCTCATGGTATGTACAAGCAGATGTATCAGAAGACAGCAACGACAACGATGCTGATGATAACTCAACTCGTGATGTTACGTTCTCTGTTGACGGCACACCAAAGCGTGGCTGGACTACACTAACATCCCAACAGGCAAGTGACGTTGACTATGTATTCCGCGGCTTGGATAAAGTTGCAGGTTCCGGTATTAGAGAAACCAATGGCGGTAAAGCTTGGGCTAAAGAGACTGACGGTGGCGTGAATGGCGTTGCGCAAGTTACGTCAACTGCAGTGTAGCAGCCGTAGGACATTGATTAAATAACACAAGGACAGAGACGATTGAAGTGAGACGATAAAAGGAGAAATCATGCAAGTTAAAATCAACAATAAAGAAGTAGAATTGAAGTTCGGTGTGAAGTTTGTTCGTGAATTGGATAAGGTGGCAGGTCTGGACGTGAACGGTGCTTCATTTGGTATGGGACTTACAAAGTCTATCCCGGCGCTTAACACAGCAGACCCAGCCGTATTGGCAGATGTTATTTATTCAGCTGCTTCAACCAACAAAGCATTCCGTCCATCACAAGATGATGTCGATAACTTTATTGATGACTATGATGGCGACCTTGAAAAGCTGTTTGATGATGTAACTAAAGAAATGTCAGCAGCCAATGCAATTAAGGTGGCTTTAAAAAACGCACAAGCCTAGATGATGAGGACATAGGAGAATACAAAACTAGTGAGCAAACATATCATGAAATTGTATTGAACAGTCTTACTCGTCTAGGCTTTTCTGTGTATCAAATGTATGAAATTGAGACTATGACGTTGCCTGATTATCAATTAGCTATGGAAGCATACGCTATTAAACAGGCTTTGAGACGTGAAGATATAGCTTTACACGCTTGGTATAACCAGACTGTGCAAGCTACAAAAGGGAGCGATAAGCACCCTAAGCCACGTTATCAAAAGTTTAGTGATTTCTACAATACAGCAGAACAAGAAGATGAAATACGTGCAAGTTTTGAGAGTAATTACACTTCCGAATTGACACGCAAACGAGAAGAAGAGGCGCTTATTCAACAGCGTTTCGCAAAGCTTCAAGAGTTAAAACAAAAGAGGAAAGGAGGACAATAAATGGAAAGTTATTCAGTACAAGCTGTGTTATCTGCGGTTGATAAGAATTTGAGTTCAACATTTGGTGATGCAGCACAGGCTGCGTCTGGTTTTGAAAGCAAATCCACACAATCGTTGGCAAATGTTGGTAAATTCATGGCTGTTGCTGGCGCAGGGGTTACCGCAATTGGAATAAAGAGCGTCAAGAGCTTTGGAGACTTCCAATCTTCCTTGAACAAAGCGGCTGTTATTGCAGGTGGTACATCGAAAGACATTCAAGGATTAGCTGATGTAGCCAACCATATGGGAGCTGTATTGCCTTTGAGCGCTAAAGACGCAGCAGATGCAATGGTTGCAATGGCTCGTGATGGTGCTTCGATTAGCACAATTAAGAAAGAGTTTCCGGCTATTGCAGAAGCCGCCACGGCCGCTGGTGCCGATTTACAAACGACAGCAAGCGTTGTACAGCAGTCTATGAACATTTGGGGCGATTCGCTGAAAAGCCCTCAAAGAGCAGCTGCCATTTTGACACAAACTGCTAACTTGTCAAATGCTTCGATTGAAGACATGCAACAGGCGTTGGCTACTATTGGCGGTACTGCTTCAAACGCTGGTATTGACATGGCAACAACGTCAACGGCTATTGGATTGCTTACTAACAAAGGATTTAGTGCGGCACAGGCGTCACAAGACCTTAACCACGCTTTGTTGCTTATGCAAGCACCATCTAAGATGGGTAAGGCTGTCATGGAAGATTTGGGCGTTTCGATGACTGACGCACAAGGAAACATGAAACCTCTACCAACTATTTTGAATGAATTATCTGATTCAATGTCAAATATGACTTCATCAGAAAAAGCTGCTGCACTTAAAACAATGTTTGGAACATCTGGAATGGCTGCTATTTTGCCATTGATGAAGTCTGTTAAAGACACAACAGGAAACGCCACAACAAGTTGGAGTGCATTTACAGACCAGATGAATAAAGCGTCATCAAGCACGCAAACAGCAACAAAGTTTTTGCAACAACAGGCCAGTGAAATGCAAAAAAACCTAGGTTCTAAGATAGAACAGGTTGGTGGTAACTGGGAATCTTTGAGTAATAAAGCTGCGGCTGGCAGCGCTGGGGTTACCGGTGGTTTTCTAGATATGACAAATGGTGCATTAGATCAGTAAAAGTCCATTTGCTGACTTTACACGACAAATGGTAGGTTTAGCACCTGTTATAGGACCTGCTACAACAGCTACTGGCGCATTCTTAACTAGTGCTGGGAGAATTGGCGGTAAGGCTATATTAGGTGTCGGTAAATCGATTGTTAGTTATGTAGCAAAGCTTATGGGAATAGCAACCGGAAACACAACCGTAGCAGCGACAAGCGCTCCAGCTGCCGCAGGAACCAAAGCGGTTGGTAAAGGTGCACAAGCTAGTGCAAAAAGTATGTTAGCGCTTGGCACAGCTATTTTAGAAATGGGAGCAGGAATTGCATTAGCTACCGGAGGAATTGCTTTATTAGTCCTGTCTATCACTAAGTTAGCTAAAACCGGAATGTCTGGTATTGCTGCACTAACTGCCGTAACCGTCGCCGTGTCTGCATTAGTTGCTGTATTTGCTATAGCCGGTCCAGCATTGACTGCTGGAGCTGTTGGTATAGGTGTGTTTGGAGCAGCGGTATTAGGCATAGGAGTTGGTATTGGAGCTGCTACAACTGGAATTTCTTTGATGATTGACGCTTTTGTTGAACTGACATCAGTGTCCGGTAAAATTGTTCCAACATTTAAGCAGATTGGACTAGGAATAGTAGTCATGGTTAAAACTGTTTTAACTAATATTCCGATTATGGCTGCTATGTTTGCTACTGGTATGCTTGCTATTGTTGGATCAGTTACTAATGCCATACCGAAAGTTTTGACAATGTTTCTGCAGATGATAACCGGTGTATTGGCAGCTTTAACGACTAATATTCCAATTATTGTTTCACAATTTACAGATATGATTTTATCTGTATTTTCTGCAATTAGCGATAACGCTCCAAGAATAGTAGCTGGATTTGCTGCAATGCTCGGGCAGTTAGGAGAATCAATAATTGAAATAACGCCTTATGTATTTCAGTTAGCAGGAGCATTAATGGCCGGAATGATTGCGGTCGTTGCTTCGTTTTCAAAAAAATTCCAAGCAATCGGAGGTGTTGTTCTTAAGTCTTTGATAGCCGGAATTACCGGAAAAAAGTATGACGCTATGGCTGCGGCGACTGATATTCTTAATTCATCTGGGAAAAGTGCATCTCAAGCCGGAATGGCTGCATTTAATAATGCTGGTGGTCAATCTGCAGTTAGTGCACTGAATGCAATAAGCAGACAAAAAGGTGGGGCTAACAGTGCTGGAGCAAGTTTGGGTCGGTCTGCTGCTGATGGTATTTGTTCTCAATCTGGTAACGCAAGTAGCGCTGGTAGTTCTGTTGCTAATGCAACCAAGAGCGGAGTGCAGGGAATCAGTCTTTGGAACGCCGGTTCTTCAATTATTAGTAGTTTTTTGAGCGGATTGATGTCCGGCTGGGGCCCTGTGACAAGTTTCGTTGGAAGTATTGCTGGCTGGATTGCAAGACATAAGGGGCCTATTCAATACGACCGTAAGTTACTTATACCAGCTGGTAACGCAATCATGACTGGTTTGAACGCTGGACTGGTTGATAACTTCAAGACAGTACAGAAAAACGTCAGTGGCATGGCTGGAAGTATTTTAGACGCTGCAACAAGCGTTGGTAATTTAGCAACAAATGCCATTGGCGACCCAATTAACGCTTTGAACAATAATATTGGTGGTTCGTACTCAAGCGTGATGACATTAGATCATACAAGTAAGACACAACCAGCTAATATCACAATCGGATTTGATAAACATGGTTACACTGCTTATGTTGATGACATTAACAATCAACAAGGCAAAACGGCGCTATTAAAAAGAAATAATAGTGTTCAACTATAACAGAAAGGAGGACACACATTGAGCTTATATGAATTTACAGACCTGACTGTTGGGACTTCGTCAGTTTCATTGCCAAGTGAATCTATCACGTTCAACGGTCATAAATTGGATAGTGAGTTAGTGGGCTATCAAACTCTCAACGTTGAGGGGCGGTCAAGCTTCACAAGGTCATTATCCACGGCTACTGGTTTGGCAGACGGCGACTTATTTTTATCATCACGGATAGAATCAAACAAAATTAGTGTGAAGTACATGGTTTCAGCTAAAACAAATAGCGGTTTCAATACCTTAAACGATACCTTAAACAAGTATCTACAAGGCAATGAAGTCGCTTTTAATTTTGCAGATGAACCTAATTACACAAGATATGGCACTGTAACTGCTAACAACTTGGATAATGCAGGTCAATTATCAACGACCGGTGTGTTTGAGATAACAATGTCAGATCCATACAAGTACGGCGCTACAAAGAGTGCGTCTGGTACAACGTCTATAACCGTTTCTGACACGTCTTTAAGCTTTGCACAAGGCTTTGACACTATTGTCTTAACCAATAGCTCAGACGTCTCTAAAATCGTTCTGACGGTTGATAGTTACACGTTGACATTAGTTGGCTCATTTAAAGCAGCTAATGTATACACAATCGACTACACAAAAAAGACGGTCACAGAATTTACACCAAGTACTAATGTTAAAAAGTCAGTTAATGCAACAATCGACATCAACAACAGCAATATTTTTGAAGCCAAGATTAAAAATGGCACGAAAATTGCTAGTACACAGGCAAGTTCAATTGTGTTGTCTTATCGGGTGAAAGCACTATGATTTATATTTTTGATAAAAAACAAGCAATTATAAAGGTGCTGACTAATGATGATTTCACGGCAGCACATCTAAACTTTAAAATTAACACGGCAACAACGTTTGAGTTCTCGCTACCTGCAAGCAAGGCGTTGCCAAGCGGTTCAAAGTATGTGGCGACACCGCACCCATTAAACGACAGCAAGTTTATTATGTTGCGTTTGACCGAACGTGTTGATAACACCGAAACAATCGACTATTCAGCCTATGAGTTGGCTTATCAAGAGCTGGCTACTGATGGTTATATTGAAGATAAGCGACCACGAAATCAGAGTGCATTAAATCTGATGAAAATTGCACTCGATGGTTCAAATTGGGAGCTTAACAACGTCAACGTTTCTGGCACAGCGACAACTAATTTCTATTACATTGACCGATTAAGCGCAATCAGCAAAGTTGTAGACCTGTTAGGCGGTGAGATTGTATTTTATATTGAGATACAAGGAAACGCCATCAGCGGTCGTTATATGGACTACCTAGCACGTCAGGGAGCAGATACATCAAAGGTATTTGCAAGTGGTTCAAACCTACTGACGGTTGAACGTCAAAGCGATACATCAAACATCTACACCGCTATCTTGCCACGCGGTAAGGGTAAAGAAATTGACAACGGAGACGCTGATACTCCAGACGGTTATGGTCGCAGAATTAACATTGCTGATGTTGAATGGAAGAGGTCAGCTGGTAAATCATTAGATAAGCCAAAAGGCTCAATCGTTCTATCAGACCCAGACGCTACGGCTGAATGGGGACAGATTAACGGTAATGCTAGGTTATTACTAAAAACGTATGATGATGTTGATGATGTCAATGTTTTAATCAATTCGGCATACAAAACTTTGCAATCGGTTAATCACCCACAAATTCAGTATTCGGCTACGGTTGCTGATGTTGGTGGGCTATCACTTGGCGACACAGTCTTAATCATGCACGGTGATAGAGATTTGAGCTATAAGACACGCGTGTTTGAGGTTAAGTATGACCTGTTATCACCAGACCAAACAGAGTTGTCGCTTGGTGATGATTTAAGTTCAAACAGCATCACTTCACAGATTAACAACTTGAATGCTGTTGCAGATACTACTAGTAGTCAAACGCAGTGGACGATTAACCAGATTGGTAGACCTAGCACAACGTTTGGTAACACAGAGCCTGCTAATCCCAAGGTTGGAGATGTATTTTTCAAAGAGTTGCCAGATGGTGGTACTGAAATATACCGTTGGAATGGTAATATATGGGAGTTACTCGCTTCACCGACCACCGCTGATGATATAGATAAAGCTGTTACCGACGCAGTCTCACAAGCCAAATCGCACATTGATGAAGTGAAGCAAGGTCTGTCAAGTGATATTGCAACAGCAAAGTCACAGGCAGCTTCACTAGCTAATGCAGCAGAGGCAAGCGCTAAGAGTGAAGCAGTATCTCAATTCAATCAAGCACAGAGAATCTTGTCTGATGCTAAAAAAGACTTAACAGACGGCATTGCTAAGGAAGCGTCAGAACGTAATGAAGCGGTAGCTCATGCTAATTCACAAGCACAAACTTATGCTAATCAAGCTAAGGCTGACGCACTAAACACAATAGCTAAAGAGGTCACGGACAGACAGAATGCAGTTAGTGCATTAGACACTAAAGCTCAAGGTTACGTTAATACAGCTAAAAGTGATATTAGTGACACGATTAACGCACTTAGTGTTGGAGGTAGAAACCTACTATTAAACTCAAAACTTTTATCATGGGTTGTAGGTAACAATGCAGCTACAACGTCAGCCGAAGTTTCCTATGATAGTACCACTAATATGTGGCATATAACATCACCAAAAGGCGGCTCCGACAACGCCGGTATATATTTTTTCCAACCCGACAACGTCAGTAATATAATTACAAAAGGCCAACAATGGGCATTTAGTATTGATATTAAAGGAACTGGTGTTTATTCACAATTTGGTGTTGAATGGTCAGAACCATTTAATAGGCCGTCTGGAAATGTTCCTACAGACTGGACTAGAGTTTCTTCAACAGGAACAGCTTCTGGTACAAATGCAATTATTATCTACTTCAATTCTAAAGATGTTGCTTTAGATGTATACATTAAATTACCTAAGTTGGAAAAAGGTACCATACCTACTGATTGGACGCCTGCTCCTGAAGATGTTGTGCTAGACTACACAACTAAAGATAACAAAATTAAAGAAACCATCACACAGTATCAGGAAAATATCAATGGCCATGTTTCTAAATTACAAACAACCGCACAAACCGCAGTTGATGGTCTGAAAACAAAGATATCACAGACAGATTTTAACCAAAAGACTGGTGAATTATCATCAAAAATAAATGAAGCTAAAGATACTGTTGATAAGTCTTTACGCACCATTGCTGACATAAAAACAGATAATGAAAAACAAGACACTAGAATGTCTGAAATAGAACACACTGCAGAGGGGGTTAAATCTACTGTTAGTGACCTTAGCACCGCACAAGAGAAACAGTCTGGGAACATTAGTACACTAAAACAGAGAGCCGATGGTTTTGAGGCTACCGTTACTAAGGTTGATAATCTTGCTGTCGGTGGTAGAAACCTATTGCTAGGAACTAGTGATTGGACGGATAACACTAGATGGAATCAACGAGGTACAGTAACCAAAGATGTGTACAGGGGAATGGTTATTGCTTCGACAGGTGGTGCAT